ATCTCACCTTCTTCCATAACTAAAGGTTGAGTTAAAAGTTCTGTAGTTGCTTTAGATGCTATGGCTTTATCTTTAAACAAATTAAATATTGCACTACTAGCATTTACTAAAGTTATAGTTATCGTGCTTCCTGATCCGGCATCTTCAGATACTAATAATGATTTTACAACAGCTGTTTTAAAACTAGGCACCGTGTATAGTGTAGTTAAATCTGTTGTTGTTAGATCTGCTTTTTTATTTATAAAACTATTAGCCATTATTGTAAGAAGAAGTTAAATGCTTCTACCTCCTCTTTTAATTCCTCTTGAAACGTTGTATTTAATTTTTCTACGATTGCATCAAGATCTCTTACCTGTGCTTCTGCTGTAAACAGATCGTAGTCTTTACTTGGTCTTGTTAATACCTGTACTATCTTTGCCATTATCTTCTTCCATCCGGTTGTATATCTAATCTAAAAGTTCCTAATTTCCAACTTTGAGCAGATGATGTATTTTCTATTTTTAATGCAATAGCTCTTGCTCTTGCACGTGTATCTACTTTTTGTGTAGATGATGAAACTGTAAAAGGTCCTAATGATGAACTAGCCTGACTATCATTTGGAAAATTTCTTAATTCTAATGTGACTTGCGTATTACCAGTCTGTGATATAAAATCAGGTATAAATCTTCTTATCTTCATTATAAACTCACCATCTCCTCTAAATGTTGCAACACCTGTTTGTGTTCCTTGAGATGATCTTGCTTGTGTTATATCAAAATCTCCAGATGCAATGTTTGCAGTAATTGCTGTAACTGCTCCACCTTTAACTTGATCAGTTCCTGTTTCGTGTTCATAGTATGTTGTTCTACCCTCTGTATTACCAACAACATCAAAAGATGTATCTGTACCTGCATCATATTCTAATGCATGTGGACTACCAAATACTGCAGAATCCTCCCACATAGTTCTAGCTAATGTGCCCACAGTCCAAACAGGTCTTTGTGGTGATGAGTCAAAATAATTATAACACACCATTCTATTTACAACACTAGATCCTGTTGTTGGATAAAACCACATAACTTCACCAAACAAATTATTTAAACCTGCAGATACCATTTGGTTACCAGATTGTAAATTTATATTATCATAAACATGATCTTCTACTAAACATGGTAATGATTCTAATTTACCAGCGTATCTAAAAAAACCATTCTCTGACATCCAATATGCTGCACCATCAACTTCAACACATGCATTTTGTCCTGCGAGTCCACAGTTAGTTCCTACCTGTGCAAATGCAAATGTAAAAGGAGATCCTACAAAACGTTGTGTGAATAATGCGGTATCTGTCCAAACATAGATTGCATCTCTACCTCTGATCGCTCCTCTGATCTGTGATCCATCAGCCAATCTCTGTGTACCAGCTGTATTAGTTGCTGTCGGCACGTATGTGTTTATATCTTCTTGATCTGAAAATCTTACAAACATATCATCTTGTGTAGACGTATCACCTATTGTTGTTTCTGTTCCATAAAAAACTAAGTGTCTATCTGGTGTAGATACTATCATATGTCGTGACGCTGTTGGTGCACCTGTTATAATTACCGCTCTTGTATCTGTTGCATTCGTTGCAACCGAGTTCCATTCAAATACTGCGCTATCATGTATAAGACAGATAGCTTTGTCACCAAAGTTATCAAGTGACCACATACCTGGTTCTAATACTAAATCACCAGATGCTGCCTCACCCCACGCTACATAATTTGCCGTACTAGTCACCGTATCTCCAGCACCATGAGATGCAGCAGTAGTATTTCTAACACCTCTTGTTACACCTGTTAATTCGTTAGATGAGTTAATACCTGTGTATTGTATTTCTTCTGTACCTATTAATACAAAGTTTGTACCAGAGTCTGGAAACTGTGATGGATCTGCTAATGTAATACCTGTTGTAGCTGATGAATTAATTGCTCCTGATAAAGTTGTAGTAAAAGCTCCGACTTCTTCACCACCCCAAGTTCCTAAAGACCAACCAAATCCTTTTGCTTGCACAGCTGGTCCCACAGGATAATAATGCTGTACTCTAACACCACCTGATGTAGTTGCACCAGATCCTGATTCATTAGATGGCATTGTAATAGTTACAGTTGTGCTTGATGGCACAGTCGTTACCATAAATTTTTTATTATCAAAATCAGATGATCCAAAATTAGAATTTGTTATTGCACTAAAATTGTCTAATAAAATAATATCTTGTGCAGATATACCATGATCTCCACTAAAAGTTATTGTAACAGTTGGTGATCCGTTAGTCGTGCTAAATGCACTTGTAAGAGTTGTTGTAGATTTAATTGGGTGTATGTCATAAAACACACCACCTGAGTATGCATATAAAATTCTGTTTGTACCTATGATTGCGTATTTTCTACCTAAACTATTTACAAAATGATGTAATCCACGTCCAGCACCAGTTAAATTACTCTCACCTAGTTGCTTCCAACCACCTATTTTTTCAGGTGTGCCATATCTAAATCTTACATTATCACAATCAATCCATTGACCTTCCGCTCCGGTTGGTGTGATTTGTTTATTTATACCTGGTTGAAAACCTATCTTTTGTAGCATAATAACCCGTTATACCAAATTAAACGTTAATTAACAGATTAAAGTACGGGGAGTGTGGTTGTGGTGGTACTCCCCATACCAGTCTATTTTATATACTATTTTGTAGTTTTAGTCAACTTCATACCCTTAAACCATGCTGGTAAACCAATCATAGGTCTTTTATCAAGAGCATTCTCTTTTGCCGTTTTAGAACTAGCTTTATTATAATGTAAAAACACTTGACCGCAATCTTTACCATTAAATTCTTCTCGCCAATGTTCAAGATCACAACCAGAATATATTAACATATCACCTGGTTTAAGATCTACCTTGATACCTGCTTGACCTTTTTTACCTGTTGGGTCCAGATATATTGGCCAATCGTCACCACCAAGATTTAGTGTAGTTGATATCTCACAAGAATATCTATCTTTATGTCTGGCTAATACATCACCTTTTTTATAGATCCTTGCGTATGAATATGTTTCCGATAATTTTAGTCCTGTGTGTTTTTCCATAACAGGTTTTACTTCTTGTAATAAAGTTTCCATAGCAAGATCACTATAATGTGAATATGTATTAGGGACTTGATGATCGTTCCATACGCCAAAGTATTCTGTAAAAGGTGAAATGTATTTGCTATCAAATAAAAATCTTGCAACATTTCTTTTATTTAAAAAGTATTTGTAAACAAACTCTGCTAGTTCTGGTGAAATAGCTTTTTTTAATACTGTATATTTATTTTTTTTAAACGACATTTAACACTCCTTTTGGTATTGCTTGGCAGTTCCAATGTATAAATCTAAATGGATTATAGCCCATATCTACAATGTACTGATGTGGTAGGTACGATGGAAAAAATATCATTCTACCTGGTTTAACTTTATAACTAATTTGTGATGATGCATAAGTTACTTTTGTTTTATCTTTTTCTGGTAAAAGGTTCATAACATTACCTGGTCTTGGATCTTCAAACATAGGTAATGATGTAGACTCATCTGCTTTTAAAAAATAAAAACCAGATATGTGACCATTCCAATGCGTATGTAAAGTGTGGTGTCCACCACCTTTCTTAGCAAATTCTTGCACCCACATTTCTGTGGTAAACACTTGATAATTAGTTAAATCAAAACCCATTTCACCTAATAAATTATGTGCTGTTGCACCTATGTAATTTTGTAATTCTGCGAAGTTAGGATCACCAATTAATGTTGTTGAATGAAACACATGACCCATATCACCTTTATTACCAAACTTTTTATTACGTTGATCAATAGCTGGTTTTAAATTTTTTTTAGAAGCCTCGATATATTTATCTGATGCTTTGTTTAAACTATCTGCAAACTTAGGTTCATCTGCAAACCATATTGGTGTTGAAAAATATTGTTCTAATTGTAATTGTTTTGGATAACCAATTACTTCTTTTTTTATTTTTTGTTTTCTAGCTTTAACTTTTTTCTTTTTCATATTTCTCCTTTATTGAAACGGATATCCTAAGTTCCATATTACTAAACTATTTCGCTCACCACTTTTTACTGGACATACTCTATGCCATACAAAACTAGGAAATACAACTAAAGATCCTTTAGGTAATATTTCTTTACATTTTTGAACGTTTCTTTTTTTATCTGGATCAAGATTTCTAAAATCAAATTCTAATTCTCCACCTTTATAATCTTTTGGATCTGATAAAGTAACAGTCACAGATAACTTTCTAATTTTACCATTTGATGGATCTCCTTGTTCTCTTTGATAAGGTTTATCCCAACTATCGCAATGCCAATCATAATACTGACCTTTTTTATATTTTGTAAATTGACAAGACTCAGAATAATCCCAATTAAAATTCCAACCAGCACTAGCATTTGCTTGATGCACATAAGGTTGTATTTCTTTATATACCCATCTATCATTTAACCAAACGATATTAGAATCTCTTTTCTTTTTTAAATCTTTAATTTGTTTTTGATTTAATTTTCGATTACCATAACCACCGGTGACGGCCATTTGTTCTTGCATTTGGTGACCATACTTTACAATGTCATCACAGATCCTAGAAGGAATTGCTGATTGAAAATACCAGTAATAATTTGTTAAGTTCATATATCTTTATAAACTTAATATAACATTTGTTATGAGACTGTCAATGTTCCAGAAACTGTAAAAGTAGCTAATTTATCTCCACCAGGGTGAGTTGATGTTGAATTTGTACAAGGTGCAACTGCAAAAGTAGCTGCACTAGGTGCTCTTACAACTACGATACCCGATCCACCTGCTCTTGCAAGCCCAGCACAAGTTGGAACATGACTACAATCTGCACCTCCACCACCTCCACCACCTGTATTAGCTGTACCTGCAACTGAACTTTGACCACTGTGTGAACCACCAGCTCCTCCACCACCAGCTCCACCTGCTCCAGGGCCTGGTCCATGATAAGGTCCTCCTCTACTACCACCACCTCCGCCACCACCAGCGTAAGAAGTATCAGGTCCTAAAATTGTGTTAGGTGCTCCTGCTCCTCCAGCTCCACCACCAGAAGTTGTAGCTCCTGCTCCAACAGCAGTTGCTCCACCCCCACCACCACCTGCTCCTGCACATGGCATAGGGTTTCCTGGTAAAGCTGTTCCACCATTATTTCCTTGAGGAGGATCTGTTGGAGGAGTATTACCTGATCCTCCAGCAGTTGTTTCTCTAATTGATCCACCACCACCTGATCCACCATCACTGTCAGAACATGCTGGAGTATTAAAATCATTAGCTGCTCCACCACCTGTTGATGTTATTGTTGAAAATGTTGAGTCATTTCCTTTACTACCAGTTGATCCACCTGCACCAACTGTAATTGTATAAGGACCTGGTGCTAGCTCTATAGCATCACCTTGTAATGGAGAAGGTCCAAAACCAGAAGATCTATAACCTCCAGCTCCACCCCCACCACCTCTATTAGCATTAGAACCACCTCCACCAGCGACTACTAAATAATTTGCGTTTAATATAAATCTTGGCCATGTTCCTTGAGACTTGGCTTGAAATTGACTTTGCATTGACCACACACCACTTGCTTTATTTATTTCTTTAATTGCTATGATACCAGATCCACCGGCTCCTCCAGCTGTAGGAGCAGAACCACCAGATCCACCTCCTCCACCACCTGTGTTGGATGTTGCAGTTCTTTCAGGAGAAGGGGCATTTCCGTCACCACCGCCACCAGTTCCACCAGAACCACCTGAAGATGTTCCACCACCAGCTCCTCCACCAGCAAGTGTTGTTTGAGGTATACCTGGAAACGATGGACTAAAATCTGTTCCTGCTCCACCAGCTCCTCCAGCACTACCGCTTGGTGCTCCTCCACCAACAGCAGCATGACCACCGCCACCACCAGCACTTCCTGTTGAACCACCATTAGGTCCACCATTATTTCCTTCTGAGGGACTAAAACTACCTTCATTTCCGTCTCCTGCAGAGTTACCAGCATCATCACCACCTGCACCTGCACCTGATCCTCCATCTCCGCCACAACCTTGACCACCTGGTCCACCACCAGTTGCTGTATAAGTTGTGCAACCTATAACTAAAGTTGAATTATTACCTTTACCACCACTAGCAGAATCACTACCTGCGCTACCTCCAGCACCAACAGTCGCTGCTCCTAAAGCAGTATTTCCACAAACTGAAATACTTTCAATATTTCTAACACCACCTGCTCCACCTCCACCACCAACTCTAGCTGGAGTAGATGATGATCTACCACCACCTCCCCCACCACCAGCTACTAATAAAATATCAACAATTCTTGTTCCTGGCTGAGTTGTAGCCATACTAGGTGAACTAGAAGTTTTAGATGTGATTGTATTTTT